CTACACTAATACCTGCAAGAAAATACAGGACATTCTCATAAGTTTTATTCATGATAAATAATTTAAAAAATGTAACGAATTGTGTTCCAAAGGATTATACTATCGTGTAAAGTTATGAAATCTTTGATATACTTTGATTTTAAATCAAGCCTATATCGTATGTTTTCACCGCCATACTGAGAGTTTTTAGTCTCTTGGTTCTCAGGAGTCCATAGTAAATCTTCGCCTGGTATATTATTTATAAGATTGTGAATGTGTTTAGATTTGTTGTGGGTTAGAAAGATTACTTCAGCTTTTACTTGCTCTTTGTAATCTATATAATTCTCCAACATCTCAAACAATTCAGCATAGTCTTCTAAATAATCAGGATATACTACTACAGGACTAAAGTTAACATGTACATCGTACCCTGCTTCTATAAATGCATCAATAGCTTTGATTCTATCGATGATTAAACTAGTGTTGGGTTCTAATATACTTGATATCTTTTGTGGCATCAGGCTAAATCTAATTCTTACTTTACGTTCAGGATTATACTCTAGAAAGTCAAGTGGAATTATTTTAGTCGCAAGTGTAGCTTTTGCAATAGGATGCGTGCGGAAGAATTCAAATATTCTCTGCCAATTGTGATACTTGGCATGGAGCGCAAAGTCCTCATTGCATGCAATATCATAGGTAATAAAATGTTCATCTGTTTGATTAGGTTTAGGAACATCAGCATAAAAGAATGCATGATTGTTAATCTCAGTTAAGATATCACCTGTGTTTTTAGCAATATCAACTCCTTTTGGTTTATGACGCTTCATGTAGCAGTAGCCACATTCTAATAAGCAGCCAAAACCAAAAGAAGGAGATATATAATCACTTGATCTACCTGATTCTCTGATTTTAAAGGTCTTTCTTACGACCTCTTTCTTTAAAACAGGCTTCATAGTTTAATTATAAGCATCACAAAGACTATGGTGTTTATGTTTTTCTGCTTTAATTGGTGCATAGTGTGTTTTATATGCATCACAATCCTTGTATTTTACTGTTTTACAAGATGCTAAGAGTACTAATACTCCGATAAATAATAACTTTTTCATTTTAAAGATTCAATTAGTTCAACAATTTGTAGTTTGCTAGCCATACCTACATGTCTATGTAATACTTCATCATTTTTGACAAAGATTATTGTAGGAATGCTTCTTACTTTATATTCTACAGCAAGATCTTTGTTAGCATCAACATCTATTTTTTGAATATCTACATCAGTGTGTTCTAATGTAAGTTCATCAATAATAGGGCTTAGTTTTTTACATGGCCCACACCACTCGGCACTAAAGTCTAGTACTTTTAACATAATTTATATTTTAAAGGATTAATAAAATACTTGTCTATCCAAGTTGTCTAGTAGTCAGGACAGGACCTACCCCTGCATGAGCTCCATTTTACCTTAACCTGTGCTCATCAACAAGGATGAATAGGTGAAGCTCTTAGGTATTAGCGTCTCTTATATTTCCGCCACCTGACTAACCTACTGCTTATATGAATATAAAGCCGTAATTAGAAAAGTATTCTTGACGTCTAGATTCGAGCTCATAATCTTCTCGAATAATAACTTCTTCATACTTGTATGCTCTCTCGTAATTATCTACATCTTCCTCTAAACACATTACACCGAAGTGCTTTGTGACCAACTCTGCTCGCTCTTTATTTGTTCTAGGTTTATGGTCCAGCTCTATTGTATTTAAATACAGTCCAAGCTCATCCATTCGTACACGTTTAATTTTAGATTGTTTAGTCTTCATGGCGATGAGGTTTAAATAATAAAAAAGGGGTATGCGTTAACATACCCCCTGTTTACAAACTAACTCTAGATTAGTTTAATGCAGACGCGATTGCATCATTAGCTTGCGCTGTTTCTAAACGCGTAGTGCCTTCAAGAATAACATGTTTTGCTTCACCTGTTACTACAAGTGTGCGTACATAAATGTACATACCGTTGTGTAAGATAAAGTCACCATCTTTGCCAGCACGCTTAGCACGTGTTTCAAAGTTAGCTACATCATATTCTGTACCTTTTGTAGTTTCTACAATCTGAATGTTCAATGGCATATCAGGAGCACCAGCAAGACGTGGATCTTCTTGGTTGATAACAAGTTCTTCACCTTCAGCAAGATTAGTTACATCAATGCCAAACTGTGCAGTAATATCTGATTTCTCACCAGACAACCATGCAAAGCGAGGCTTAGACTGATTGAAACGATCATCAGATGCATTAAGCAATCCAAGAATGTTATTTGATGATTTACCAGTGTTCACTACTTGTGAGAAAGTAAGTTGTACTTTGTTACCTTTTACTCCTTTTGCAGATTCTAAAACGATTTTGTTCATGATAATTGTTTTTAATAGATAAATAAATAATAGTTTGTGTTCTAGATCAGGCTTATAAAGCCTATACATCACAATCGAACATGTTGTGATGGTTCCTATCAAAGTTTTTGTGACGATGCGCTTTGATGTTGGGTTATTAAATAAAAGAATGGTGTTTAAATTAGAAAACCCCCATAGTGCTATACTATGAGGGCTTTCAACCTTTAAAACTTAGTTACTATGCAGTGAACCAACACTGCATAGCTGTTAATTAGGATATCTATCTACATATTCATATGCTTGTAAAGCAATGCATAGTTGATCAGTATCTTTAAATTCAGTTAAACGGGTGACTTCGTATTTAGTCGGGTCAGCCTGTTTATGGGAGAGTTTAGAATAGTAGTAGAATAAGAGTACATCTTCAGCATTCTCATTGCTATACGTTCTTACTCTGAAAGTATAAGAGTTATTAATCTTTACTTTAACAGAGTATACCACAAGTGTATCATCAAAACTCATTAGTTCTATTTCTTTTACTATATAAAAATAGTAAAGTCTCGTATACAAAGAACAGTCCAGCCAAGATATTAAATACCAAGATCAGGTAAGAACTATTGTATTGTTTTGCAGTCATGCCAAAAGACAAGAACAGTGCAAGTGCTAAACTCTTGTTGAGTATAATTAAATACAGACAAGGTAATAACAAAGCAACAAGTGCTTTAGTAGGTCGATTAATTGTTTTAAGGTATTTCATAGTGTTAAATTTAAGACAAGTTATAGCATAATCAGGGTAAGTATTACTTCTCACCCTGATATACAACAATTCCCGATATAGTACCAAGCAAGCACAGGCCAACCAATAACCAGCCCAGATGATCGCTGAAATATTGGTTACTGAGTGCAAGGTATGTAGTTGTTAGTAAGAGTACAATCATTACTATAACTAAAAATAAAGCTTCTTTCTTCATGTTATTGAGCTATTAATAAAAAAACAAAGTATCCTAAGATTACTGCTACTATTATAATGTGTATCATATTAGTCTTCTTTGTAAGCATCATGCCATTCAGCAGCAAACCATACTGTTATACATAATACTAGTGATTGAATAATCCATGTAAATGGGTTTGTGTAAGATGCTGTATTAAAGGCATTTCCCATTGTTATTAATCCTTCAAAGAATAGAACACATAATAATGTAGTAGCTAGTCTTCCAATAAGTTTAATTGTATTCATTTTGTTTAGTTTTAAAGGTAAATAATAGTTAACCCCTCTGCACTCAGTTGTAATGTTACGTTTCCAGCGCGACATACAAAAGGTAATCACTCCTTTATTTAAGTCACTTCGTAGACATATCAGGCGATTAACCCTGTAGTGGTCCCACATACATTACAACTGCTCACCCTTGGGAAGTGAGAATGGTGCAGATTAATTAAGTGTAGCTAGGCCTACGTATCATATCCTAGGTTAATAAAAGACTAAAAGTTGTAGAGAGAATGTACCAATATCTCTACCTTTCCAAACTATACGATACATTTCTTCTAACAACCTTACATGTATCCCTACATGCTACAAAGAAAGCTTTTAGTCTTGGTGGATGGTTTTCCGTACTCTCACAAGGTTGCAACCCTTGAATGTAATAGCCTCTACATACTACTATGCTTCGTATGCTACTATTATGGTATGATATCCACACGCTCAGCATTACTGATTGTGTTTACCTGCTTGGATGAGAGTAATTTATTAGGTGTAGCATTTTATACTAAACTGCTTGACCCCAGATAGCTGGTTTTTCTCCTATCTAAGTTATAGTACGTCTACTAATAATCTCGTCTGCCCAACGACCTAATAAATGTAAATGTTTTAATAGGCTTGCTAATTACCCTATTGAATGGCATCTCACTTATAGCTTACAGTGAGCCTATATCCTGTGTTAACTATGGTATATAGGATTTAAAGTAAACATAGCCCTAGTTATAGAGCTATGCTTATCACGCATGTTACTATGCGTTAGTGTTAACTACCCACTCGAGGATAGTAATAACACCGTCTACTATGATGTATGTGTCCATAGGTAGAAGATTAAGAGGTTAGTACTAATTAAGCGATAAACTTAACATATGAGGGTTGTATTTAGGGTATTAAGAATAACCAATAACCCCCCGAAGGGGGTTGGTAGTACTTAATACGCG